GCAATAATCACATCAATTATCGTAATCTGCAATTTTACCCCGGCCAGCGATTCGCCCTCGGCGGGTGCCCAGGCTGCGGGGGTCGTGCCCTCCACGAACATCACGTCGCGGAGCCTCGCCCTGCGCGTGACGCCGGTTCCGTTCGGCGGGGTGTTGAAGAGTATCAGCCTGCTCGGGTCCGCGTGGCCCTCGAAGGGCTGCGCGTACGTGAAGGTGAGGGTCTGCACTCCGGGCACGTCGCCGGAGAGGCAGCCCAGCGACCACCAGGCCGCGCCGTCGTACACCGCGAGCGCGGGCCGGTCGCTCCCGGAGCGCGATACCTCCTCGACGTACGCCGAGATTGTGTACGTCCTGCCCACCACGAGCGGCTCCGCGAGCCCGTACTGGGCCAAGGAGTAGAAGTCGCTGTCGAGCGCCTCGGCGGTGCCCCTCAGCAGGTTGTGCATCGTGCTATCGCTCACTCAGGCCACACCTCCCCAGCAGCCGGTGCCCAGGCGTGGGGCTCGTCCGCAACGCACACCATCGGCTGTGCGAGGTCGTACGTGGTCCCCGCCTTGTCGAGACTGAGGCCGAGGTAGAGCACCTGCGAGCCGTACGCGTTTGCATTGCGCTTCGCCCTCGTGGCGCAGAGGGTCCACCCCCCGACGTCATCCCACGTGGTCGTGCCCCACTCGTGCATGATGCCCGTGCCGTTACCGAGACGTATCGACGGAAAAAGCTTGCATGGCGCGCCATTGACGCGGGCGAAGCATGAGATTACAAGCTCTGTGCCCTCTGGTACGTCGCCCACGCCCTCCACGCCCCTCACGTACAGGTAGGCCCAGCTCGGCGTCGACGTCCAGCGTCACGCGCTGGTAGTCGCCCACGACGTTGTCGCTCATGCGCACGCCGAGAAGTGTGTGGTCAGATGTGTTGAAGACAATGTTATTGCTCCTGCTGCCAATCATGACGTTCGGGTACTCGAAAGTCTGTCCCATCATGCCTCCACCCTGCACTCGACGGCGGTCCCCGCCGCGCACGAGTACGTGTAGCCCGTGGCCACGCGCGAGCCGCCCGCGTACCACGCGACGAGCCCCATCATGGCCACCTCCTGCTCCGTCAGCCGCTCGCCACCGCGCCACACCGTGGCGGTGAGGGTCGAGGTGTCCCCGGCGGCGTCCGCCGGCGCGCTCCCGACCTGCACGCGCAGGGTGCGCGACCAGGCGTCGTCGGCGGTGGTCTGCGCCGCGTCCGCGCTGCTCTGCGCCTTGGCGGCGTCGCTCACCGCCGTATCGGCTGTCGACTGCGCACTCCCGGCGGCGGCCTTCGCGGTGTCGGCGGTCGACTTCGCGGTGCTCGCGGTCGCGCTCGCCGCCTGCGCGGTCGATGCCGCGCCCTCCGCCGTGGCCTTCGCCGCGCTCGCGGTGCTGCTCGCCGCGCTTGCCGTGGAGGCCGCTCCGTTGGCGGTCTTGACCGCGCTGGCCGCGCTGGTGCTCGCGGAGTTCGCCGCGCTCACGGCACTCGACGCGTTGGTCTTGGCCGTGGCCGCGTCGCTCGCCGCCGTCTTGGCGGTGCTGACGGCGGTCGAGGCGTTGCTGTTGGCGGTCGCAATCCTGCCGTCCGCGTCCGTCTGGTAGGCGGAGAAGGTGTCGCTCTTGGTGTACGTCTTGGACACGTCGAGCGAGATGGCGTCCGCGCTGGCCTTGATGGCGGCGTCGCGGGCGGTGGCCTCCTTGGACACGCTGCCGTCCGTGTAGCTCTTGGCGGTGGTCAGCGCGTCGCTCACCCTGCCCGAGAGCTCGGTGTCGGTGGCCTTCAGCTCGCTCTTGGTCGCGTAGTCGGTCTTGACGCTCTCGATCTCCTTGAGCGCCTTGGTGACGTCCGAGTCCTTGACCTGCACCCACTCGGTGCCGCTCCACCGGTAGCTGTATCCGGTGTCGGTGTCCATGTACAGATCCCCGGCGTGCTGCTTCTTCAGGGCATCCGTAGTCCATGAGCTGGCTGGCTCATTGCTGGCGCTCGGCGCACCTTCGAGGTAGAACGTCTCGATGGCGTTGTCGGCGATGTTCTTGAGCTCGTCCAGGCGCTGGTCGGTGGCCGACTTGTAGCTGCCGAGCTGCGACTGGGCGTCCGTGCCGGCCTTCTTGGCGTCCCTCACGGCGGCGTCGTTGCTGCTCTTGTACGCCCCCAGCTGGTCCTGCGCGGTCGTGCCAGCCGCCTTGGCGTCCGCGACGGCCTTGTCGTTCGAGGACTTGTAGCCGTCCAGGTCGTTCTGCGCGTTCGTGGCGTCGCTCTGCGCCTTGGAGAGCGCCGCGTCGTTGCTCGTGCGGTAGTCGGTGAAGGCGCTGTAGTTCGAGGTCATCGTGGACGTGAGCTGGTTGACGGCCTCGGTAAGCTCCGTCTTCTCGGCGTACGTCTGCTTGACCACGCCCTTGTACGAGTCGAGCGCGGATGCCGCGCCGGTGCCTGCGGCCTTGGCGTCCTTCACCGCCTGGTCGTTGCTCGCCTTGTACGAGTCCAGCGCCGAGCCCGCGTCCGTGCCGGCCTTCCGCGCGGCCTTGACGGCCTCCGTGGATGCCAGGTCGGCGGTCCTGGTGTAGTCGGCGGAGAGCGTCTTGGAGATGGCCCCGGTCTTGGAGTCCACCTCGGTCTTGGTGGCGTAGGTGGCCTCGGCGGTGGCCTTGTAGTCGGCTATGTCCTGCTTGACGGCCTCTATCTGCTCCCCGTGCGCGTCCGCGTCGGCCCTCACCTCCGCCACGGCGTCGCGGACCGTGACGGTGACGGCGGCGCTGGCCGCGCTGACGTTGTGCGCCGGGGTGCCGTCCGCGAGGCACGCGTCGTCCTCGGCGGTGGCGGTCACGGCCACGGTCTTGCCCACGGCCAGGCCGTCCACGGTCACGGAGCCGGCAGAGCGCATCTCGGCGACCTTGGAGCCGTCCACGAGAATGCTCACGTGGTCGAAGTCGGCGGGCACCTCGCCCGCGAGCGACCCCGCCCAGAGCACGTGGAGGGAGCCGTCCCCGGACCACGCGCGGATGCCGGTCGGGACCGGCGGGGGCGTCACGTCCCCCACGTGCGTGGCCATGGTGGCGGAGCCCGTCTGCGGGCCGATGACGGTCCGCGTGCCGTCGCCGTTGTCGTACGACGCCGTCCCGGACGGCGCCGTGCTCGTGAGCGACGCCAGGTCGTACGCCGCCACCGCGACGCGCGCGATGCGCTCGGTGTCGCCGACGAGCCCCTCGAGCCTGGTGTGTATCATCCGCCGTCACTCCAATCGTCCGCGGGTCATGCGTACGCCGGGTCCGCCACCACGTCGAAGGTGAGGGTGCATTCCTCAGACTCGTCCCCCTCCATCTGCATGAGGCGCATGCGGTGCGCGCCGTCCGGGAGGGTGGGGAAACCCTCCGTCACGAGGTCGAGCATCTGGCCTGGCCACACGTCCCCGGGGGAGATGCCGGCGGGGTCGCCGAGGTGCACGGTGCACTGTACCTGCGCCATCGGGGCCCTAACGGACTCGAGCCGAGCCCGCGCGTGCCCGGCGAGCGTCCCGGCGTCCTCGTCGTCCGAGAGCGCGCAGGCCTGCTCGACAAGCGGCCACGGGTCGTACGGGTCGTTGCAGAGCGACAGGTCCTCCGCAAGCGAGCACAGCTGCGCCTCGTCCGACCCCGCGCCGGTGGCGTACACGCGCATGGTGGGCGCGGCGAAGGCCACCCTGACGTCCTGCGCCGTGCCGCCGCCGCGGAACGCGGCGATGGTGCGCACCGGCGAGTCCTGCCCGAGGTACGGTGCGCCGTCCGACCCCGCGCACATGAGCAGGCGCACGTGCGACTCGTCCGCCATGTATGGCCTGAGCTGGATGTCGGGTCCTCCGTCGGAGTTCGCCAGGGCCGTCCATATCCCCTTGCACGTGTTGTTCGCCACGTCGTGCCCGGGGTACGACGCGGAGTGGCCGCCCGCCTCGCCCTGGTACTGCCAGTCGATGGGAAGCGCCCCGCCCGGCTTGTAGTCCGTGCACGCCTGGCCGACGGCGCACGCGATGGCCCTGCGTGAGAGCCCCGCGTAGGACATCCCGCCCTGCGTGGTCCCCGCGGGGTCCCCGTGGCCGAAGGCCCCCTCGCGCACGAGCACGCGCGAGCCGAGCAGCGAGAGCGGGCTCACGAGGTCGAAGCTGGTGTCGTCCCAGGTGTCGGTGCGCGACCCTATGGCGCCGAAGACGGCGGGCGAGAGCGTGCCGTCCCGGTGCTCCCACGCGAGGGCGATGGCCCTCCTGTAGCTCGCGAGCATCCTCGAGCGCCCGTACGCGTCCGCGGCGGGGACGGCGGACCACGGGACCTGCAGCCCGGTCGCCTCGCCCTCGCCCGTCCCCTTGTCGCGCGTCGTCGACATGGAGCAGTCCGACACCGTGAGCGTCCATCGGAGGGACGGGATGTCTATCGGCGCCACGACCTGGCCGGTCATGGTGTCGCACACGAGGCACCTCCACCCCATGCTAGGCCGCCCCCTCGTCGACCACCTGCAGGCGCTGGCCAGGCCACTGCGAGGCGGAGTACTTCATGAGGATCCTGTCGGCGGTGCCGGTCTGCTCGTAGTCCATGCGCACCGAGTGGCTGCCCGCGGCCACGACCTGCGTGTACGAGAGGCCCTGGACCACGCCGCAGTAGTCGTTGACCATGACCTCGGCGTTGTAGGCGTCGCTGCCGTCCACGACGAGGTGCACGATCACGCTGCCCATCGTGTGCGAGTTGGCGAAGTTCCAGACCCCGTCGCCGCACATGCAGCTTATCGACATCCTGAAGGTGATGAGGCGGTTGGTCGGGACGTAGAAGCTCCCGCCGACCGCCGTGACGCGCGAGCGGAAGAAGTTGAGGTCGCTCGAGCTGTTGGTGCGGTTCACGTCGTCGAAGATGATGCCGCGCGAGCTCGCGTACGGGATGGCCATGGGGGCCGTGCCGTCGCGGGTGGCCCCCGACGTGCTCGTTGCCCCCGCCGGGAGCCGCATGTAGGCGAGCGGCGTGGCGTACGTGGGGATGGTGGGCCGCGCGGGCGTCGCCGCGGGCGTCCCCTGGGTGACCCCCACCGCGACGTGGTTGTCCGGGTCGCCCTGGTCGACGTCGTGCGAGGTGACCCACACGGTGTCGATGCGCGGGTACCCGGCCGCGTTGCCGGAGACGGCAGGCGTCGGGCCGCCCGAGAAGTGCGCGAGGGTGTAGCCGTCCCCCGAGCCCTTGGAGCAGACCGCCGTGCCGCTTGCGACCGTGTACGTGAGCGAGCCGGTGCCGCTGACCGCGAGGCCGTCCAGGACGCCCACGTTCGCGAAGAGCGACGCGAGCGAGAGCCGGAGCCCGAGCGGCGTCGTGCCGTCCGAGCCGGAGTTGCGCACGCCGAGTGCCACGTCTGCCATGAATGTCCTCCTTGCTAGATGTAGGTGTCGCGCCACTCGACGGCGACGGTACCTGTGCCCGTGCCCGTGAGGGCGAGGGTCACCGAGCCGCCCGCCGGGATCGAGGGGAAGTCCCTGCGGGAGAGCATGCGCGACCTGTCAACGCCCGACACGGTCGCCGTCCTGTCGAGGCAGTCGAGCACGAGCGGGGTCCACCCGACGTGCTCCGTGTACGAGAGCTGCCCGCCGCCAGCGACGTCGGTGATGGTGAGCCAGTCGATGCTCCCGGAGGCGGTGATCGTCGGGTACGCGGTCGAGGTCCCGCGGTTCCAGAGCGTCGCGACGTTCTGCCCCCCGCCGGTGTCGACGAAGGACGTGGGCCACTCCAGGCCGTGCGGGTCCGAGCCCGACCATACCAGCCCGCCGCCCCCCGTGCCGGGCACCATGTAGGCGCGGTTCGGCACGGAGCCGTAGCGGCGCGGGTCGGGGCAGACGACGGTGAGAGTGAAGCCAGCGCTTGTGGCGCTCCACCCCTTGTCGACCTCGAGCGACAGGGCGCCCCTGGCGAACGTCTCGCCGCCGCCGTCCGCCACCGAGAGCGTGACCACCCCGTGCGCGAGGGCGCGCAGCGCGCCGAGCCCCGCGACGACCTCCGCGCGCGACGCGCCGAGGGCGAATCCGCCTATCGTCACGGTGCGCGAGGAGTACGTGACCTGCTCCGGGAGGAGCCCGAAGGCGCCGTCCCCGAGCTTGCGCTCGGTGAGGCTCCACTTGCCGTCGGGCGTCCCGTACCACCCCTCGAGGGAGGACATGTGCAGCCCGGCGGCCGCGCCCGTCCCCATGAGGGTCACCGTCCCGGCCGCGCCGGAGACCCTGGCGAACCTCCCGTCCATCGCTACACCCCCATCGCCGCGCGTATGGCGGCCCGGTTGAGGATCGCCGACGCGGCGTACATGTCCTGGTCGGAGCGGACCACCTTCGTGTTGAAGGTCTGGTTGACGACCGTGGCGGCGGCGCCGCCCTGGACGGCGGCCTCCGCCGCGGCCCCTCCCGCCAGGCGCCAGCGGTCGGCCGAGGCGGCGAAGCGCAGCGGCTCCGCGGACATCTCGGAGCGCACGCCGTCGAGGGCGCGCGCCACGGACTCCCTGGCCGCCGCCGCGCCGCGCCCCACGCCCTCGCCCAGGCCCTCCATGAGCGCCATGCCCGAGTAGGTCGTGTAGCCGCGCCCGGAGAAGGGCCCCACCTTGGCGGGCGAGAACGGGAAGAAGTCTCGTATCGCCGAGAGCCCGTTGCTCACGGCGTTCCTCGCGGCGTCGAATCCCGACCGTATGCCGCTGGTGAAGCCGTCGAGCAGCGCCTTGCCGGAGTTGACGAGCCAGCTCCCGGCGTCGGCGAAGAAGCCGGTGATCTGCCCCGGGATGCCCTGGACGAAGGACACCGCCGCGTTGAACCCGCCCTGTATGCCGTCGAGGAAGCCCTGGCCGGCCGCGACGGCCTGCCCGGGCAGCTCCGCGACGAAGGCCGCTATGGCGGCGACTGCGGACGCGAGGAAGGCGGCTATCTGCCCCGGGAGCTGGGTGAAGAACGTCACGACGCCCTGGACGAACGACGTGCCCGCCTGGACCGCGTCCGCGGCGAGCTGCGCCGCGAAGGACGCGACGAAGGCGATTGCGGCCTGCAGGAAGGCCGCGATCTGCCCGGGGAGCTGCGCGAGGAACGTGACCAGGCCGGTGAGGAAGGCCTGGCCGCCCTGGACGGCGAGCTCGACGAGGGAGACCACGATCCCGGCCACGACGCCTATCACGAGCCCGAGCCCGGTCGCGAGCATCACGGGGAGCTGCTGGATGAGGCCGAGCAGCATGGCGGGGAGCTGCTGCAGCCACGCGAGCGCCGACTGGAGCGCCTGCGGTATGGTCACGGTGAAGAAGGACGCGACGGCCGAGACGCCCGCCGAGAGCGCCTGGACGGCGGCGTCCCAGGCCTGGGAGAGGAACTGGGTGAACTGCGCCCAGAGGGCGCGTCCGGTCTCCGTCTGCGTGAAGAAGTAGACGAGGCCGGCGACCACCGCGGCTATCGCAGTGGCCACGAGTCCCCACGGGCCGATGCCCAGGGCGCTAGAGAGGCCAGTGATCCCGCCCCCCGCGGCGGACGCCGCCGCCTTCAGGCTGCTGAGCTTGCCGGCGATCGAGCCGACGGCGCTCGCCGCGGGTCCGGCGTCGGAGCCGAGGGCGCCGAAGGCGGAGGACACGGACTCGAGGACCCCGCGCCCGCCCTGGACGGCCTCCTTCGCGAGCGAGACCGCCGCACCGAGGTCGCCGAGGGTCTTGGCCGCCGACGTGACGCCGGAGGAGACCTTGACCGCCCCGATGGCGGTCGCGACGGCGACGATGGCGGGCTCGACGGCGTCGAGGCTCCGCGACATCGCGTCGAACGCGCCGCCGACGAGCTCGGCGACGTCCCTGACCCCGTCGAGCGAGGCCTTGAGGAGGTCGGCCGCGCCCCTCGCGGAGTCGCTGGAGTCACCGACGCCCGTGAGGTCCTCCACCACGAGAGACGCGTTGTCCATCACGCTCTTGAGGGCGTCCCCCACGGCCTGTGCCGCGTCGCCGAACGCCTGGAGGGTCCCGTTCTCGGACATCGCGTCGACGAGCGCCTGGACCCAGTCCGCGGCGGTCTGCACCACGGTGCCAGCGAAGCCGATGGCCCCGTCGAGCGCCTGGAGCGCGCCGTCCAGGACCTGCGCCGCGGCCCCTGACTCGACGAACTCGCTGCCGAGCCCGGCGAGGGAGCCGACCACCGCGCCCGCGGACTCGGAGATCCACTGGAGGTAGCCCCCGGCGAGGTCGAGCGGCGAGAGGTCGACCTGCGGGGCGAAGCTCGCCCACAGGTCGGAGAGGTACCCCTTGGCGTCCGTCACGACGGAGGCGACGTCGTCGCCCAGGCCCTTGATGAGCCCCGATGCAGCCTGCATGGGGGCGGTTATGGCCTCCGGCCCGATGGCGTTGATGACCGACGCGAGGGCCTTGGTCACGCTGTTCTGCAGGTTGGAGAGGCTGGTCCCGATGCCGCCCGTCGCGGACTTCGCCTGGTCGGCGAAGCTCGTGAAGCCGTCCCCGCCCTGGGTGTCGAGCGTGGAGATCGCCCCGAGCATGTCCGCCATCGAGACGGTGCCGTCCTGGATGGCCTTGTAGAGGTCGGTCGAGTTCTTCGTCGGCCCCAGCATCGCCTGGGCGAGCTGGTTCATCTGGGCGGGCGCCGCGCTCGTGAGCGAGCGCCAGTCCTCCATGTCGGGCTTGCCCTTCGAGAGGGCCTGCGTGAACTGGACCATGGCCGCCTCGGCGACCTCGGAGCCCTGGCCGCCGGCGAGGAGCATGTCGTTGAGGCCGAGGCCGGCCGCCGTCGCCTCGTCGAGGCCGACGCCCATGCCGGAGCACGCGGCGTAGATGCCCTGCACCGAGGACGCCATCGCGTCGAGGCGCGTCGGCAGGCCGGAGAGGTGGTCGCCCATCGAGGTTATCGAGGCGGTCGCGACGTCCGATGCGACGCCGAGGCTCGACATGACCTTCGGGTAGTTGGCCAGGGTGTCCACGCGGGAGACCGCCGAGCCGATGGAGCCGGAGATGGCGTCCATCGCCTTGGACGCCACGCCCTGGACCACGCCGGAGATGGCGCCCGCCCTCGCGGCGAACCCGGAGCCGAAGAGCCGCGCGGCGGCGCCGCCCGCCCTGTCCGCCCCGGAGGAGCCGAAGGCCCCCTCAAGCTCCCTCGAGACGGTCGACGTGAGGTTGTCGAAGCGCGGGGTGAGGAGCACCGAGCCCTTGACGACGTCTGCCATCTGCCGCTACCTCCGTTCGTCGAAGAGGAGCCCCCTGATCTGGGCGTCCGTGGCGTCTATGTGGCGGGCGGCCCTCGGGGCCTTGGGCCTCTCGACCGGCTTGGGCTTGTGTCCCCTGCCGCCGGAGAGCTCGTAGCGCAGGAAGCTGAGGTTGTCCGCGACGAGGGCGAGCAGGTACGCCTGCTCGTCCCACCCCGCCCTCGGGTCGGCCCTGCGCACCGTCCTGGACCCGACCGGGAGCTGCTCCGCGAGCGTGCGGAGGTCCGAGAAGCGGCACTCGCCCAGCTCGGCCTCGAGGTCAGCGCCGTAGTACTGGCGCAGGTCGGCCGCGAGCGCGGCCCGCGCCTCCGGGTCCGCGAGGAGCGGGGCGAGCGCGCCTAGTTTTTTGCGTCGACCAGCCCGAAGATCCCGTCCTCGATGCGCAGGACCTCCTGGTAGTCCTCGTATCCGAGGCGCTCCGTGACGCGCGCCGTGGCCTGCTCGTCCACGCCGCCCTCGCCGCCGAAGCAGAACTCGTAGAAGTCGAGCATGTCGGTCGTGCTCAGGGAGTCGGCCGCGCGCTCGTCGTTTATGCGGGCCGCGCGCCTGAAGAACTCGCGCGACCTGAAGGGGCGCATGTCCACGACGTACCTGTCGCCCTCGAACTCGACGACGCGCTCCCAGGGGGCGCGGCTCGCCTCGGGGGCGGGCGCGGGCTCCGCCGGCGCGATGTTCAGGTACCTGCGCTCGAGGTCGAGCCTCGAGGCCTCCTTCTCTGCCGCGTAGCGGCGCAGCTCCTCGGGGGTCATCTCGCTTGCTTCCATCGGTTCCTCCAGTCATGGGTGCGGCCACGGGGTCGTCCCCCGTGGCCGCTGGCTCTGCTCACTGTGCTCCCGGCCTACTTTCCGGTGCCGGTGGATGCCGCCTTCGTCGTGTCGTAGATGTAGTCGCGGTAGGTGTCTCCGTCGAAGCCGTCGTAGGGCATGCACTTGATGGTCGGCGCGTAGCCCATCATGTCCGAGCTGTTCTCGGAGACGTCGTCGCGCTCGAAGATCCTGCCGAGGGGGATGATGGAGCGCTTCACCTTGGTGGCGCTCACGACCGCGTCGAAGACGTAGACGTGGGGGTCGGTGAAGTTCTCGTTGTGCCTGATCTCGGTCGTGGCGCCGGTGACGGTGACGTTGCCGTCGCCGTAGAAGCTGTCGAGCACCGCCTTGCGCGACTCGAGGAAGGTCACCTGCGCGCTCTCCGCGTAGTTGGAGAGGGCGGAGTCGACGACCTTGCCGCCCCACTCCGAGTTGTCGTTGGTGTCGGTGTCCGTCGAGAAGGTCACGCCGTCCTCGGAGATGTAGCCGAGGGAGCGCGCGCCGGAGACGGTCTGGATGAGATCCTTGATGGTCTTGCTCACGTCCTTGAGCGCGGTGAGGTCCGTGCCCGCGGGCGCGACCATCGCGTAGCCGCCGGGGCGGCCCTTTGCCACGCCCAGGTTGCTCGTGTCCTGGATGGGCTCGGTGTCTGTCGCCATCGTTTCCTCTCTTCCTGCCTACGGCCTGGTGGTCAGGTAGGCGTCTATCTGGTATCTCTCGGCCCTGCTGTCCGGGTCGGGGAAGTGGTAGGTCGATCCGACCGTCGCGCGGCAGACCATGGGCAGGCCCTCCCAGCACGACAGGACCGCCTCGCGGGCCGCCAGGGCGAGCGTGTACGCGCCCGCCTCCGTCCCCGACCAGCACTGCACGGCGAGGTTCGGGTCATCGCGCCCGAGCGAGGTCTGCCCGCCCGTGCGCTCGACCGTGACGAACTCCGCGGGGCGCCGCGCCGGGACGGAGGTGGAGCAGGGCACGCCCAGGCGCGCGGAGAGCCACGCGCACAGGTCCGCCAGCACGTCGTAGCTCATGCGCCGCACCCCTTCTTGAGCGTGTTGTTTCGCCAGTTGTCGACCTGAGCGAGCGCGCCGTCCTGGGCGCCGGACGCCACGACCAGGCTCACGGCCGTGTAGCCGCGCACCTGGTCCATCGGCTCGTAGACCGCGCCCCTGCGCCTGAGGTTGGGGTCGCAGAGCGCGTTGCACCTCGACGCGGCCGCCACGGCCGCCTGGTGCAGCATCGCCTGGACCGCCGGGTCCTTGAGCGTGGCGCGCACGCCCGCCGTGACCGGGTGGCACCTCACGCGGCTACCCATCGCACGCCTCCGTCTCGACGGTGCGGTCCCACGGGCCGGGCACGTTGCCCGCCGTCGGCGGCTGCGGGTCGCCGACGACCGAGAACTCCCTGCCCCCGCGCATGACGCGGCAGCCCCTGAGCGAGCGGTGGTCAGTCCTCGGCCAGTGGAACGTCATGTCCACCCGCACTCCCTCGGGCCGCGTGGCGTCGAGGTCGGAGGAGGGGCCCGGCTGCGCGAGGACGCCCTGCACGTCGACGTCGTCGTAACCGTCTGGCGAGAGGCTGCCGTGGGTGTCCGTGGCAGTGCGCGGGACGCGGAGGGTCACGGTCTCGGTCTCGAACATGCGCTCACCTGTCCTCAGCGGTCATGTAGCCTATCGACCCGATGCCGCCGCCCACGAATCCCAGCAGCTGCCGCTGCGGCCGCGTGAGCGAGAACGAGCCGCGCGCGGAGCCGAAGGTGACGCTCGACGTGTAGTTGCCCGCGCCGCGCGACCACTGCGTCGCCCCCGCCACGTCCGAGGGCACAACGACGACGTCGTGGGCCATCTCGCAGCAGACCGTCGAGAGCTTGAGGTCGTAGGTCTCGTCCTTCCCGCGCGCGTAGCCCGGGCGGTAGCGCCCGAGCTCCGTGTCGAGTCGGAGGCTGGCGGCGGTCAGTAGGCGGCTGAGCCTTGCGTCCGCGACGTCGTCGTCGGGGTACTGGGCCCGGTAGTCTTCGGCGGTCGCGAACGGCTCGAACGCCATCAGGCGCCGGGCTTCGTCGTGGCTAGGAGCACGGCGAAGGCGTTGGCGTCCAGCACGGTGTAAGCGTACGTGGCGCGGGTGCGGTAGGCCACCTGGCGGTGGTTCTTGAGGTCGCCCTTGCCGTCTGGGTCGCCGTACGGGATGATCTCTGCGGTCGCGCTGCGGACCATGCCCCACTTGATGAGCGAGTAGTCGCCGAGGAAGGCGAGCACGTTGGTCGCGGTGGCGGCGACGCGGCCGTTTACCGTGCCGGACACGGACGCCGGGACGCCCTCGAAGTTGCCGACGGCGAGGTTGAGCGGGATGTCCGGGAACATGCGCTGCTGCGTGTTCTTCACGCGGATGCGGCGCAGGCGCGCCGCGTAGCTCTTGGCCATGGCGATGCCGTTGATGTCGTACTCGTCGGAGACGAGGTCCGCCATGTTGTCGAAGCTGGAGATCACCTGGTCGTCGGTCGCGCCGGAGAGCGCGGCGCCGAGGTACGCCTTGAGGGCGTGGTCGGCGAGGGCGTTGTCCCAGCCGGTGAGCTTCGAACCGTCCTTCGGCTGGATGTTGTGGTAGACCGCGTAGTCGAGGGCGCGGCCGAGCGCTGCCGTCTGGTCTGCCTGGATGTTGCTCACGATCTGCAGCGCGTTGTCCTCGTCCGCGTAGACGAGGTTGTCGCTCACGCGGGTCGTGGTCACGACCTCGAAGCGCTTGCTTGTCACGTGTGGCGTGGGCTGCTCGTAGGAGCCGGCCGCCGCGCCCTCCTCGACTATCTCTGCCTCCGATGCGCCGTCGAACGTGATTGCCCCCTCGTCGGCGAAGATCTTGGGCTGCGCCGGCGAGAGCGCCGCGATCGTGGAAGCGTCCTTAGCGTGCTTGGTGACGAACGTCGCCACGCTGGACGGGAGCACGATCTGCTTGGTCTCGAGTGCCATGTCTTGTTTCTCCTACTCTCTTCCGAGGAGCTTCCGCACGAACGCGCGCTCCTCCTGCCTGTCTTCCCCCTCGCCCACAGGGGCGTGGCCCTGCTCGGAGAGCCTTGGCGCGGTCGCGGGGCGCATCGCTTCCGCTATGGCCTTCGCCTGCGCCGCGAGCGTCTCCTCGTCGGTGCCGGAGAGCGACGCCACGACGGGCTCAGGGAGCTTGGCGTCCTTGGCGACCTTGGCGCGGAGCCTAGAGAGCTCGTCCGCCCTCTGCCTCCTGCCCGCCTCGTCCTCGAGCTCCTTGATGCGCGCCTGGGCCCCTTCGAGCTCGCCGGCCTTCGCCTTGAGCGCGTCGTAGTCCGCGAAGCCCTCCGCGACCTTCTTGCGCTCGCGCTCGAGCCGGTCCTTGATGGCCGCGTCGAACTCCTCCTGCGTCTCTATCGGCTTGAATGGCATATGCTGCCTCCTTGTCTCTCCGCCCGCTCGGGCGTCTGCGAGCCGGGGTTGACCGCCACCGGCGGCGTCTCTCCGCGTTTTCCGCACGCGGCGGCGTATGGAATGCGCCCAGGTGGGGCGCGGTTTCCCTGTTTGAGTTCGCGCAGGTCAGCGAGGAGCTGAGAGGCCATGTGCGGCCCGCTCCGGCGCCTTGTGGGCAATTGGCCCAGGTCTTCTGCGCTTCTGCTGGCTCTTTGGTCGGGGCCGCGGGACTCGAACCCGCACGGCCTTGTGGCCACGCGCTCCTGGGGCGCGCGTCTGCCTGTTCCGCCAGGCCCCGTATGTTGGTGGCTGGCTTCCCGCCGGGGGCTCGAACCTCGATTCCCGGAACCAGAGTCCGGTGTCCTTTCCGTTTGGACGAGCGGGAAGTATTTGGGTAGAATGTCACTGAGCCGAGGAACGCCAGGGTTAGGCACCCATATGCAGACCCTCGGCTCATTTCATGAGGATGAGGTCTCCTCCTTGTATGATCGCGACCTTGCTTATCCTCTCGTCATCCTGGAGCCATGCGACCTTTGCCATAGCGGCGTCTCTTGTCATGGCGCTCTGCGTGAGGTCGATGACGAAGTTTGGGCCCTGCCGCTTCTTCCTGATCATCGCCTGGGCGATCTTGTTCGGGTTCGGTGACGTCACGCGTTTGAGGTCCCATAGCTCTCCATCGACGAACAGGTCCGACGTGTTTCCGCCACTTCTCGCGTAGTTGTTGGGGTTCCTGATTGAGACGTCAAACCCGGCGTCTGCGAGCCACTTGACCTCCTGCAGCTCCTTGCCCTCCAACTTCGCCGTGAAATCTTCTATCTCTATTCGCCCATGCTCCGAGAGAGACCTGACCAGCCTTCCGACCGTCAGCTGATAGTCGGATGTGGTCTGGCGTGACTTCTTGTACTCGGCCCATGCATCCCTGAACTGTCTCTCTAGGTCGTCTGCCTCGGGTCCAAGCTCCGCGCGACCTCCCTCGTAGAGGCCGTGGAGCACCTCGGCGCTCCGGATCCTCTCGTAGACCCTCCTGCAGTCGAGCGGGTCATGCCCCTCGACGAGGGTGGCCATGGGGTCGTCCGCGAGGCCGGCCACGACCTTGCAGTCGCAGTTGCGGTGGAAGTGCGCGAACTCGCCGGCGCTCTGGCGCGAGTGGTAGACCGCGCCTCGCGAGGCGAGCATGATGCAGAAGGGGCAGTTCTCCTGGCCGGTGAGGACGCGGGCGAACCTGACGCCCCTCTTGCGGTCGCGCGCGACGTTTCCCATGATCGTGCGGTTGAGCGAGCGCTTCGCGTCGTTTGCCGCATACTCCCCGCAGGCGCGGGCGAAGCCCTCAATGTCGCCGTCCATAAGCTTCTTGACCTGGTAGCGGGCGACGTCATCGGTCTTGGCCGGGTCGTAGACCGTCTCGGTAATGGCGGACGGGAGGCGGGCCTCGCCGCCGACCGTCGAGTCGTAGAACTCGGCTGCCAACGATGCGGCCGCCTCGTCGTAGGTCTCTGCCCACGCCTCCATGACGGCCTTTGAATGCTCGCGGGCTTCGGCCGCCGAGGCGTCCGGATGTCCACGGCACCACGCGAGCACCTCGCGCTCGACGCCTCCCGACGCCGCATCCGTCAGCGCCTTCACCGAGTCGCAGTACTGTCGGAAGGTCTCTGCGTCTATCACGAGCCATCACCCTGGCCGCGTTGGGATGCCGCGAGCTGCGCCTGCGCGACGAGGGCACGGCTCTGGTAGCGGGTCCTGTCGCTCCTGAGCCGCTGTATCTGCTCGTCTGTGAACCCGAACTCCTCCAGGGCGACGTCGGAGTCAGCGAGCCAGGGAAGGGCGGCGATCATCTTTGTCATCGCGTCAGCCTGGCTGACGATTGACGGCATCGCGGGGTTCCTGAAGCGCGGCTGCAGGGTGAGCCCGCGGTCGCGCTGCTCGGCGAAGCCGGTCCCCTCGTGGATGGCGAGCGCCATGAGCGCGACGTTGCGCAGGGCCTCCCCGTTGTCGGCATTGAGGTTCTGCGCCTCGACCACGAGCGGCTCCTTTGCCGCGTAGATCGCCTCCGCGGAGGACGGGTTGTCCGACACGAAGCCAAGCTCTGACATCGGCACGTTCGTCTCTCCCGAGAAGCGCGCGGCGAGGCTCCTCATGTAGTCGATGTGCGGCTGCATGCTGCCCTGGGCGAGCTGCCCGAAGCTCGGAACGTCGCCGTCCTCGTCCTTGCCCACGGCGAAGATCTTGCCGATGTAGGCGTCCCACTTGCTCCTGCCGCCGAGCGACTCGCTGTCGGCGCCGAGGAGGAACTTCTGCGGGCTCGTGAAGAACTCCGCGGAGACCTCGGAGCGCACGGAGGAGCGCATCGCGTCGTCGGTGATGTTCATGACCGCGCGCGAGATCCTGGAGCGGCCGAACGGCCTGTCGATGGTCGAGTCGTACGCCATAGGCTCCATCAGGCACCGCCCCATGGAGTGCGGGACGTAGTTCGCCGCCCAGCCCCCGCGGGTGCGGACGACCTGGATGACGTTCTCGTCCGTGAAGACGTCGACCCAGGTCGGCGGGTTGCCGCTGCCGGGGCGCGGGTCGCGGTCGACCACCACCAGCCCCGCGCGGATGCGCTTCAGCCGCCAGTCCCATATTCCCGCGGCGGAGGTCGCCGGGTACGCGGTGACCACGCACTCCGGCTCGCCCGCCGAGGTGTCCCCTGCGGTCACGGCGAGGAAGCTGCAGCACAGCTTGAGCTCGTCGCGCACCGCGCGGCGGTAGTACGCCTTCAGCCCGTTCCCGGAGACGAGGGCGGAGAGCGTCGCCGAGGCGTCCTCGTCGTCGCACACGAACCCGTCGAACTGGCTGCGGTCGGCGAGCGCGGTGACCGCCTTGGCGGGCCACCCGATGACCTGCTCGAGGCTCGCGAGGTTCGGCGGGACGGATATCCCCAGGTCCCGCGGGGCCCTGTGCATGCTGTAGTAGCCCTCGCGCAGCCAGTTCCTCTCCACGTGGCGCTCCCAGACCCTGGTCAGGTCGCGCACCAGGGCGCGGTCCTCCGGCGCGAGCCCGCGAGCGGACGAGACGTCCGCGACGAACTGGGTCACCATACCTTCGCCCTCCTTCCGGGGTTCCTCCTGGTCGTCAGCGCGGCCCACAGGGCGAGCGCGGCGCTCTCGAGCGGCGCGGACGGGCACCCGTCGCCGTCCCCGAAGCCGAACCCCCCGCCCTTCCCGATGCGCCTCCTGATCGACCCCTTGGCGCTGGCGTCGAGCGCCGGGCTCGCCATGTGCCTGACCGCGTGGTCCCTCACCCGGTACACCAGGGTCGAGGCGGCGGTCTGGGCGTCGGTGGCGGTGCACACGACCACCTCGCGCCTGCCGTGCATGCCGCGGCGCACGAGCTCCGAGCCGAGGGCCGTCGCGCCGTCCCTGCCGTCTATGGCCACGCAGGACCACGACCCCCTCCGCGAGACCACCCAGTCGGCGATGGCGGAGGCGCCCAGCGTCGCGTCGGCGACGTCGTACAGCTCGACGTACGGGTCGCCCTCGGGCGGCCGCACGCCGATTGACACGGCTATGGTCCTGCCGTCTGGCGAGAACTTCACGCCGAGCGCACGGATGCCGTCGATGCCCTCCGCCACATTGGCCGGCACCTCGCAGGCGTCCCACGCCGCTGGGTCGAGCGCCAGGTCGGCCGATGCGCCCGGGAGCCAGTAGCCCAGGTACTCCTGGGCGAACGCGAGCTCGTCCATCTGGTCGCAGGCGGTCCGTATCGCCTCGATGTCGGAGACGCCCGCCGACAGGGACGGGTTGGCGGAGTACCAGCGTGACTCGTCGTGGACGTCCCCGACCTCGGCGACGCCCCACTCCCACCAGCACGCGCCCCCGAGCGCCCGGTCGAGCGCCTTCGAGCGCACCTTCTGGAACACCGTGCCGTAGCCGTGCGGCCTCGGCGGCGTCCCGAGGTAGAGCACCTGCAGGTCGTGGAGGCTGCCCGAGGTGGTCGTGGGCATGATCGCCTGCTGCTGCTCGGCGGTGTACTCCTGGGCCTCGTCGATGACGACCATGTCGAAGCTGTAGCCCAGGGCCGCCGACTTGGTGCGGGTGGAGAAGTGCAGCGAGCCGCCGCCCCTGAAGTACATGGACTCCTGGGCGGTCTTCCAGTTGACCCCGGCGAGGTACGCGTTGAACCCTGGGTTGCGCGCGGTCGGGTCGTGCGGCCTCGAGCCGAATATCTCCCTGAAGCGCCTGAGCATCTCGCACGTGGTCGAGTAGTTGTGGTCGCTCCACAGCACGCAGGCGTGGTCGTAGAGGACCCGGGACACCACCCAGTCGATTCCGGCGTCGGACTTGCCTGCCTGGCGCGGTATCGACGCGCCGAGCGTCTGGTGGGCGTACCTCGCGCCGTCCGGCGTGCGCGCGCCCCAGTCCATGAGCATGTCGGCCTGCCAGGCCTGCGCCGGCTGGCCACGGCGCGCTGCGAGGGCGACGGCGACCGCCCCGCGGCTCCCCGAGGGCTCGTAGCCGTCGGAGACCCTGTGCCTAGGAGGAGCGTACGAAGTCGAGGATGTCGGATAGGTCGCCGTCTCCGCCGTCGCGGTCCCCTCCATCTCCCGACCCCCTTCCCTCCTGCGTCGCGATCGCGGACAGGACGTTCCTGTACTCCTCCGAGAGCCTCGGCGCGTCCTTCGGCCCCGCCTGGAGGAGGTCCTCCCAGAGCAGGTCCCTCAGGGCGGTGAGCCTCGAGGCGTCGTCACCGCCCGGTGCAGCGCAGCCCCCGCCGGGCTCGCGGCGGGGGCTTCTGCCCGCCCCTCCCTGCATCGGCGGCTCCGGGGACTCCCGGAGGTGCATGTCGTTGATCAGCTTGTAGACCCCGCGCACGGAGCGTCGCAGGTCGGAGGCGATTTCCTCGGCCGACTCGTCGGGCCATCGGTCCCTGACGTAGTCGCGCTCGCGCTGTGTGAAGGGCTTCGAGAACGCCACGTCTGCACCTCCGATGCACAACCTGCTCGTGGCCGCTGAGAAAAAGGCTCAATGCGCCGGGAGTAGCCTTGCCCCCCGGGGGAGGAGATCGGAAGAGCGGTGCCCCCCCACCCGGGAGCCGCGGTGCACTCCGGGAGAAACGCGGGGCGGTCACCACGCGCGGCTCCGCCTGATCTCGCCACGGCTCGCGACGGAGTCGGCGGGCATCGAGTTGCCGCGGCGCTCGTTGCAGACGAGGTGCGCCTCGGCGACGTTGTCCCTGTCGTACGGCGACCCGCCGCGCGACACCGGGACGAGCTCGTCGCACGACCAGCTCAGGGGGTCTGGATATCGCAACGCCATGTCGATGGGCATCCCGCAGATGTGGCACACGTGGTCGCCCGTCGCCTTCAGCCAGCGCACGACCTCGCGCCTGCGGTGGCCGTTGGCGGCGCGGCAAGAGTTCGCGTCCGTCACAGCAGTCGGTCCATCGGGCTGCCGTGGTTGGCCATGCACCAGAGGACGTCGGCGGGGTCGGGCTCGTAGGCCCTGGCGTGGTCCATGGCGTGGCGCCTGGTGGGGGGGAGCCTGACGCTGACCCCGCGCTCCAGGAGCGCCCTAACCATCACCCAGCTCATCGCGGTGTCGTAGCGTGCCGCGATCTCCGCCATGCGCTCGAGCGTCATCGTGTCCCCCTCGCCAAAAGGAGCGGCGCCCGCGGGAACCGGTCCCGTGGGCGCCACGCGAAATTCGACATTGCCACTATGGCACGAAATTCCCGGCACGACCCGGCAACAGTTGGCAAAACCCGGCACGACCCGGCAACAGTTGGCAGAACCCGGCAGAGCCTGGCACCACCTGGCAGAGTGGGTGCGGTCGGTCATGTGAATTTGTGAGGCGGCTTGCCTCAGCCCTCGGCAACGCCGGCGCCCTCGGCGACGGCGCGCCAGCCGTAGGAGTCCACGGTGTCCAGGGAGACCCTCACGGCGTCCCTGCACCACCTCTCGCTGGCCCCGACCATCGCGGCCACGGTCTGCCAGGGCTTCGCCGCGCAGAAGCGCCACCACATGGCGTCGGCCTGGAGCGGGCCGAGCAGCGCCTGGATGCCGCCGTTTCCGTCCTCGGACGTGCCGTAGATCACCGACGAGGCCAGCCCTATGAGCTCGTAGTCCTCGTCCTGCCTGCGGCGGAGCCTCTCCTCCTGGTCCACGTAGATGTCGACGGCGCGCATGGCGTCCGAGGCGCCGCCGCGGGATGAGGGCGCGTCGTACCTCTGGGCGCGCAGCCCGCACGCGGACTCGAGCCTTGACAGCCTGGACCGTATCTCGGACGCGTCCCGGGACGCCTCGCGCACGGCCTCGAAGAGGTCCCTCGCGGAGCCGAAGCGCGGGGTCATCGCCGCACCCCGCACGCGACGGCGAGCAGCAGCCCCAGCAGGGCGAACGCGATGGCGGTCTCGGCTCCTGACATTCACGGCTCCTGTCTACTCGGGGATTTCCCCAGTATAGGCCCCCAGTCCGAGCCTGGTCCCGCCTTCACGCCACGGCCACCGCCCGCGACCCATCCCCACCTGCCGCTCGAGACTTACATCTTTCCGCGCGGGAGGGTGCCGGGATGGCATGGTTCGCACGCAGCCACCTCGCGATTCGCGCCACGCCGCCCGTCCCGTCGCGGGGCAGTCGCTGCCAGCGCGCTGCCAGCCGCGACGGTTCGGCGGGCGGGGCCTATCTTCTGGTTGCCGCGAGGGCGACGATGAACCCCGTGGCGATGGCGAACGCGCACCATGCGATCATGAGACCACCTCCCTGGTAGAATCTCGGATATCAGCGGTTGGAGGGGAATATGCGGATGACCGGGCTCGGGAAGTGGCTCTCGGACAATGCCGTCGGAATCGTCGCGCTCGCGGTTGAGACGGGCGCGCTCGCGGGAGTCTTGGGGGAATGGGGAGCGGTGGCTTCCTTCGCGTCATCTGACCCCGTGGGTTTCTGGGCACTCACGCTGTCCATGGCGACTGCCGGGTTCCTCCTCTGCGACCTATCGGGGCTCAGGTCGTACAACGTCGAGAGGTACAGGCGCAGGAGCGAACGCGACAGCCGGGCGGAACGAGTCTCCAGGATGTGCCGGACCCTCTCCCCAAGGCAGAGGTCGATGCTCTCGGAGGTGCTCGAGCATGGCTCCCGGACCTATGACATCCTCGACAGGGACGCCCAGGCCCTCGCAGAGTCTGGGCTTACGGTTCCGTCGCGCATGGCGGCGACCGATGGGAAGCTCATGCTCCATGTCGACCCCGGCTGTGTAGACGAGCTCTCCGTTCATCGTTCCGAGTGGCTCGCCCCATAGTCGGTTCTCAGCCTTGTTGCCCGCGCGCGTCGAAGTGGCTGCAGAAGTCCTCGTTGGCCACCGGGTGGCCCCACAGGCCGCACCATGGGTGCGCGTGCCTGGGGTCGGTGTGCCGGCACGCCTGGCACGTCCACGTGGGGGCCTGGGGCGCGACGTAGTCCGCCAGGCCGTCGAGGGCGGTCGAGAGGTGCCTCCCGTCGCCGAAGGCGTCGAGGACGTCGCCCCCGAGGCACGCGAGGTCGGACAGGTTGGCGGCACTGCGGGGCACCCCCTCGTGCCGGCGCTCGAAGGCGGCGTTCAGCCGGAGCGCCCGGGCCATCGCCTCCCTCTGCCCCTCGGACGGCGTCATGGCTCGCCACCCCAGTCGTGGCCACGGAGCGCATCTGGTGGTTCGCGGGGGCGCTCCACGAGCCTGGCGTAGAAGGAGTCCCCCAGCATGGCGCGGCCGGTCTCCGCGCACCAGATCCCGACGACATCGCCGTCCGCATCGTAGAGGATGGACGTCCTTCCGCCATCAGCGGCAGTGCTCTGTGCGGTCATCGCCCGCCTCCCCTAATCCCGTAGCTCGCAGCCACCATGCGCCACAGCATCTCGGCAGCAGGCATCTTGCGATATCCAATGATGGGCTGCTCTACGAACGTAATCAGCCTGCCGTACCTGTTGTCTGGGACCAGAATCCCGAAGCCCCCGGTCTTGCCACGCAGGCGCTCCGCAAGTTCGCGGGGGCACACCAGCCAGTTCTCGTCACCCACGAAGTTCAGCCCGTGTCCGCTCGTGTAATCATCCCAGCAGCTCTTGACCTCGTAGCAGGCAAAGGTACCGCGCTCGACGGTGGCAGCGCATACGCCGTCCATGTCGATGGGGTCGAACGGTCGGAAGGCCATGTAGTCGACCCTTCCACCTGGCACGTCTACCTCCGGGGCATAGACGCCCGTATCCCGCATGAGCCGCCTCTCTACGGCATGGGACAGGGCACCGGTTACATTGCGGCGCGCATCGCTAGTCAGTGTCATTCTTTGCACCACCCCTCTTAGTCACCAGCGACATAAGACGCCCCACGTCACTCTCGTCGTATCCGTCCCAGTGCTTTGCCTTGGGAATCTCTTCGCAGTCGAAGAGGTCCCAATACTTGCTCTCGTAGTGGTATCCATATGGCCCGTCCGGCGTCTCGATGGTCACAAGGAACCACCCACCGCCGAAGCATGGCTTGCCGTCCTCGTGCCTACGCGTCTTCCAAGCCAGTTCCTTGTGCTCTTTGACCAAGACGGCAAAGAGCATCATGCGTTGGTAGTAGAGTTGTCTGAAAGTGTGGTATCCGTCACTGGTGTCCTCGTCTATCTGCTGCGGCTCAATCAGGTCGGCGAGCTTTTCAAGCGTCATCTCAACTGTCCTGCGGTCAGATTTGACGGAGAATTGACCGTCAACATTCACGTTGCCAACACCAATCCAGTGATTGAGGAACATTGCGAAGTCAAGCGTACCGTTGATTTCTGGAACGCACGCCTTCAGCCTCGCAGCCACCTCGCGGCGCTCCTCGCTACTCGGTGCCATCGCTCGCCTCCCTCGTCGCGTCCTCGAGCGCCCTCTCGATGACCGCCCTCGTGGCGGCGTCGGCGTCGCCCGGCTTCCATCCGTGGGCGGAGCACCAGTCGTAGGCCTCGACGTACCTCCTCGCCGCATAGCTGTTCAGCCGCCGCATGAAGAAGAGGCTTGTCGACGCCCTGCTCGTGACCGCATCGACTATCTCGAAGCCGCTGGGGGTGTCGGCCTCGACGGCCTTGACCGCGGTCTCGCCGAGGACCTCGGTCTGGTAGGGGCTGAGGCTGCGCCCCAGGAACGGGTCGCCCCCCTTGGGCCAGGGCTCCAGCTCGCCGTCCTCGTCCTTGCCCGCGATGGCGGCGGCCACCGCCCATGACGCCATGCGCCCCATGCTCTCCCGGTGGTCCTCCGTGAGCCCGTCCTCGACGCGACGCGCCTCGGCGTCCGCCGCCTTGCGCTCGTCCGCGTCGGGGTCCGCGCAGAAGAGCTCGTAGCCCGGCCTGCCGTACCGCCTCGGGTATGCGGTGATCGCCGCGCCCTCCGGTGCCTTCGCGAGCACCTTGTTCACGGTGCTCGGCCCGGAGACGGTGCCGAGGTAGAGGAGCCCGTGCCCCTCCGGGTCCCAGGTCGGCGCGTCGCCGTCCCCGTAGGTCACGCGGTCTCCCGCCTTCCGGCGGATCAGCGCGTCGGCCTCGGCCGCGGCGTGCTCCTCCCTGATGTGGCCGGCCTCGCGCTCGGCGGCCGCGGCGTTGGGCCTCGAGAGCACGCGCCGGCGCTCCTCCTCCGAGAACGACTCGTCCGCCGCCGCCAGCAGGGTCCCCATGCTGGCCTGCTCGGGTGCCTCGCGCACCACCCTCCTGGCGCGGCGCACGCGCTCCTCCGTCGACCCCAGGGCGCCCGCGGCCCTGCCCTCCGGGACGTCGAGCCTGAGCATCCGCTGGGTGCCGCGTGCCCGCTCCTCGTCCGAGAGCCGGAGCTTGTCGTCCGTGGCCATCATGGCCACGAGCTCGTCCGCGTCGTCGTACCCGTCGACCACGACGCAGTCCACGCGCTCCGCGCCCAGCTCCCTCATGGCGCGCCAGCGCCTCTCGCCGTCCACGATCCTGTAGACGCCGCCGTCCGGGACCACCACGATGGGGCTCACGGGCTGCCCGCCCGTGGCCTCTATCGAGCGTGCCAGCGCCTTGAGGTCGCCCATCTCGCGCCGGGGGTTCGTCCCGCTCGGCCTCACGAGGCCCATGGGAACGCTCTCCCTGAAGCTCTCAGCCATCGCCTTCACCCTTTCTCTCGTCACTCGCCCGGGTCGCCCATGAGGCGCCCCCAGGCGTCCGCCACCCTCTGGTCGTGCCCGGGCATCACGTGCCCGTAGATCTCCGTCGTGACGCCCGTGTCCGCGTGCCCCAGCCTGGTCGAGACCTCCTTGAGGTCCGCGCCCTCGGCAAGGAGCAGCGACGCGTGGATGTGCCTCAGGTCGTGGAACCTGAGTGACGCCACGCCGGCGGCGTCCGGGCTCGCCCGCGCGAAGTCCGCGCGCAGGCCGTACCAGCCCGCCCGAACCCTCGACGGCGGCTCCCACGAGCCGTCCTCGCTGAGGAGCGGGTCTGCGTCCCCGTGCGGCCCCAGCGCCCGCCTGGCGGGCATCCATCCGTCCGAGAGCAGCGCGTGCAGCCTGCGGTCTATGGCCACCGTGCGCATGGAGGAGCCGGTCTTGGTCGCGCCGCGCACGGCGCGCCCGCCCTCGACCCTCACCGAGCCGGCCACGACGAGCTCGCGCCTCCTCCTCCCCAGGTCGCGCACCCTGAGCCCCAGCGCCTCTCCCTGCCTGAGGCCGGCGTCCATGGCCACGAGCGCGGCGAGCGCGGAGACCAGCCTCCGCGTGCCGGCCGCGTCCCTGCCGGGGTCCGCGAGCAGCCGCGCGGCCTCGCCGTAGAGCCAGGCCCTGAGGGCGAGGCACGCCTCCTCGGTCGGCGGCTCGACCGACCTGCGCTCGGGCCTCGGCGCCCGCAGGCCGCGCGTGGGCACGCCGCTGGCGAGCCCGCGCTCGGAGAGCCACTTGAAGCAGGCCGAGAGCATCCAGTGGACGGCGTTCACGGTCTGGCGGCTGAGGCCACGCCCGTCCCGCCCGCCGTGCCTGAGGAGCGCAAGCTCGAGGTTGCTCACGTCCATGGGCGTCACCTCGTCTGGCCTCCTGCCGCGCCACGCCGGCTCGACGTAGAGCCTGAGCAGCGAGCGGCGCTTGGCCGAGGTGGCGGCCCCGGCGCGGCCGTCCGCCTCGCACGAGTCGATCCACGTCGCCACGAGCGACGGCAGGTCGCCCCCGCCCATGACCGCCGCGAGCCACGCGGTTGCCGCGGCCATCGCCTGCTCGTCCGTCATGCCCGGGAAGCTGCGGTAGACCCGCATGGGCCTGCCGGTGGCCGGGTCGGGCACCCCGAGCGAGGGCCGCACGTAGGGCACGCCGGAGTCCGTGTGCCTGAGCGTCAGCCTCGCGGCGACGTCAGCCCCGGCGCTCACGACGCGCCCCCCGCGGACGCGTACCCACAAGCGAGGTTTGGGGCTTTTCTATTTCTTGTATAAGTAATAATTGAGGGTGCCGGTTTCATCTCGGTTTTCCGTCCCGCGCTCGTCGTGCGCCGCATTGCTAAACCGATTGGGTTTCCGTTGGGTTTGCGTTTGGGTTCACGCTGGGTTCCGTGCCGTGCTTCTCTTGCGGAACCGATTGGGTTTCCGTTGGGTTCGCGGCCTGTCCTCCGCCCGCCGCCGGCCGTCCCCTCGGCCTGCCGCCCCTGCGCGCGTTCGAGCGGTTCGCCCTCAGGCGCGACTGGTAGGACTGCTGCGCGGCGAGGACGTCGGCGTCGGCCACCGTCCCGCGCGCGAGCAGCTCCGCGTCTATCGCGTCGCACGACGCGAGCACCTGCAGGAACTCCAGGCAGCGTCTGGGCGTCGAGAACCCCAGCTCCCTCGCCAGGCCGCGCAGCTCGCGCTGGTCCGAGACGTCGAGCGTCGCGCCCGGCGACTGCGCCAGCATCTGCCTGAGCGCAACCCAGCGCCCGTAGTCAGCCCACGAGGCCGCCGTGCCTCCCGAGAGGACGTAGCGCCCCTGGGGCGTCTGGAAGTCGTTCGTGCGTATCCGCATCCACTGCGGGTACTTGTCGTCCACGCTCACCGCCATCGCGCGTCCCCCTCGGTCACCCTGCCGACCTCGACGCCGGCAGTCCATCCCCTGCTCTCGAGCAGCTTCGATATGCTCCTGGTGATCCCGTCGACCCTCTCGGGCTCGCAGTCGAGGACCATCCTCGTCGGCGGGTCCACTCGCCCGCCCTCCTGGAACACGTAGGTCACGCGGCTCAGCACATGCGCCGGGCGCCCAGTCCACCGCTCGAGCTCCTCGGGCGTCACCACAGAGTGCGTTCGCCGGCCCAGCTCGAGCGAGGCCCGCACGAACGCCGACATCGACCCAGGTTCGTCCATCGCATGCTCCCTTCTCCTGCGCCCGTGCCGCGGCCGCGACGTCCCGCACGCCGACCCCCGGAGAGGGAGGGGAAGGCCCAGCCGGGGGAGGCCCGGCCGCGGGGCGCCGCGCCCGGGGCGCGGGCGCTCATCGATCTCTCGTCCGACCATGCCGCGCTCGCAGGCCCCCGCCCCGCCCCGGCGCCACCCGGGCCACGCAGGTCCGAGTCGCATGCCTCCATCCCGGGTGGCACCCGGCCGGGGCGGGAAGCCGCTAGCGCCCCGTGGGCCAGACCACGCCCACGGCGTGCTCCGGCACCGACGGGTCGAGCGCCTGCCTGGTGTCTGCCACGCACAGCTCCCGGACGTACATGAAGAAGTCGGGGTTGCCGCGCTGCGCCGCCGACACGTGCGACGCCTCCTCACGCATCCTGTCGAGGCCGTCGTAGGTGAGGTACGCCGTGTGGTGCCAGTTCCTGCCGTCAGCGGTCCAGGAGAGCACCCAGCGGCACGCCTCGGAGAGCTCAACCGTCCTCCTCGCCATGTCCGTCCCTCCCCTACCCGACCAGCCCGACCAGGAAAAGCATCACCCACAGGGCGCCGCCGAGCGCGAGCGCGTCCAGGACGTCGTCTCGCGTCAGCCCGAGGAGCCTACGCATGGAGCAGCGCCCCCTTCGGCTCGTACGCGGGCCAGCACTTTCGCACCCACTCGTCCACGTCCGTGAGGCTCACGTAGAGCCGCCCGGACGGCTCCCCCGGGTCGCGCCTGGTGCACGGCTTGGCGTACGCGGGAAGCTCCCCGCGCTCGATGCCGCCGCGCACCAGCTCCGGCGCCACGTGCAGGTAGCACCGCGCCGCCGTGCCGTACGGGAGCCAGCCCGGCCCCACCGGGTCCGGCCTCCTCCGCTGCTGTACAATTCCATCTGACATGTGGACCTCCCGAGTCCGTGTCGCCGCCCTCGCGCCTAGGCCGCGCGGGGGCGATTTCCTATGCGAACGTCATTGCCGTCGCGAGCAGGTGCGGGGCGAGCTCGACTCCCCCGGCGCTCTCCGCGTCGAGGAAGCTGTGCGTGTTGACGGTCATCATTCGCGACGCGGACAGGCAGAATCCCATCTCCGGCCCGTGCTCCGTATAGAGCCTCCTCGCGTACCCCTGTGCCTCCTCGAACGTGCAGAAGCCGCGCTCGTGCCAGACTCCACCGTCCGTGGTCCACGAGACCCGCCATTCGGGCACCGGGTCCGTGGCGGCGACGCCGTCCATCGCTGTCTCGTGCCGCTGCAGGACGTGCACGAACAGCGCCTTGTCCTCGGACATGCAATCCATCTGTCTACCTCCAAATCCAAATGCCGGCCAAAGGTTGATGCAAACTTTAAGTTTCCTTCCCTGGCAAATAAAAAAGGTCATCGACCTGGCACCCAAGATACGAAGCGAGCTTCTTGGCCTGCTCAATGGTCATCTTCTCGGGGTGTGCCTCCCACTTCATGTACGTGGGGCGGCTTACGCCCATGGCCTCGGCGGTTGCCGTTGCCGTGTACCTGCGTGCTTCTGATGCCCGCTCTTGTCTTATGGCCCTAAGCCCCTTCATCGGTTCGCCCCCCTCCGCGCTTAGCTCGATAGATAGTGTACCTCTAAGCTGGCATATACGTAAACCTAAAAGTTCGTTGTTTGTCAATTTTTAAGTGCTCAAAATGTAAATATCAAATTTCGTTCGGTGCAAAGGGGTGGGCAATGGACGTCTCAAGCCGGCTCAGGATGCTGTGCAAGGATGCGGGAATGACCCAACAGGACATTGCCGACAAGCTCGACGTAACGCGCGTCTCTGTGGGCAAATGGGAGTCTGGGATTGCCACACCTCGTCCGAAGAACCTTGAAGACTTGGCCGCGCTCTTTGGTACATCCGTTTCATACCTGCTTGGGGAGGACGGCCCAGAGCGCGTCGAATCGCGCGCAACCTCCGCCATGGTTCCCATGAGGGCAATTGGCGTCACCTGCATGGGCGATGGTGACGAGCAGGACGCCGACGCCGTGGTGGAGGTTCCCGAGGGGGTGGCGGCGCGCCACCCCGGGCTCTTCGTGGTGCACGGCATAGGCTCCTGCATGGACAGGCGGTTCCCGGAGGACGCGGCCCTGGGCGTTGACCCGGACATGGAGCCGAGGACGGGCGACGCCGTCCTGGTGCGCGACGAGGCGCACGGCAGCTTCGTGCACGTCTACATGGCGGGGTCCGGCGGCACGGTGATGCTCTCGGCTGACTCCTGGTCCGAAACCTACGAGGATCTTGTCGTTGGCCCTGAAGACCCACCAGTAGAGGTGCTGGGCACGGTCGTGTGGTGGCAGGCGTACGAGGACGTCACCAGGTAGGGGCTAGGAAAGCAGCAGCCTCGCCAGGTTGACGAAGAACACGACCAGCGAGCCAACGAGGACTATCGCGCGATCAAAATCGTCCATGAGGAGATGCCCCCAATGCAGGTCGATACCGTCATGAGCCTCGTCTCCATGATAGCCGCCGCCATCACGGCCATTGCCGCCGTGCGCGGGGAGTGGTCATGGGTCGGGAGGGCGAGGGCGCGTCTGGAGCTGGCGGCGCTGTTCGATGGTGCCGGCGACGAGCGGTCGCGCTCCATCGCACGTGCGATTCGCGCAGAAGCGTGCCTCGTCGCAGAGAGGTACATGGGAAGCACGCGCCATTACGACAACATCATCATGGCCACCTTCGTGGTCCAGGCCATCCTGCTCGCCGTGGCGGTCGTCTCCGGGGCGGACGCCGTGGTGCCGGCCGCGTGCCTCGTCGTGTCCGCCGTGTCGGTGCTGGCCGGGGGGAGATGACATGGGCACGGAGGGCCGGAGCCCGCTCGGGCACAAGGAGGAGGTCCGCCCCGGCTTGTGGCGCGTGGCGGTCTCCTGCGGCTACAGGGCGGACGGGGCGCAGCGCCGCGTGTGGCGCACGGTGCGCGGGACCGCCAGGGACGCGGACGTGGAGATTGCGCGCATCGCCGGCGAGATGGGCGCGGAGCCGTGGCTCGGCGACCGGATGACGCTGGACGAGTACTACTGGGGGCGGTTCTCCCCGGAGCGCCACGCGACCACGACGAGGGCAAACGCGGCGAGCCACGACTCGAACTACCGCACGCACATATCGCCGGACCTCGGCTGCCTGGACGTGGGCTCGATAACCAACACGCGCATAGCGCGCTGGGTGTCCTCGCTTCCGCCCCAGAGCGCGCCGAACTACGTGCGGACGCTCCGGGCCGTCATGGCCCAGGCGAAGTTCGACCACGTGATCTCGGAGAGCCCGATGGAGGGCTACCGCTTCCGCATGCCGCGCGGGCGCTCCACGGCACCTCTGCCGGTCTGGGGCGTCGCCGAGGTGGCGGAGGCGCTGTCCCGCCCCGCCTTCCTCTCCTCCCAGCTCTTCGCGCTTTGGCTCGTGATGGCGGGCGGCGGCCTCTCGCGCTCGGAGGCCCTGGCACTCGACTGGGAGGGCGTGGCGTGGTCCGAGGCCCCCGGCGGGCACTGGGCGGCCGTGGTGACCATCGCCGGCGCCTGCACCATGCGCGACGGGATGAAGGAGCCCAAGAACGACCGACGCTACAGGCGCGTGCCCCTGGCGCCGCCGTTCTCGGACGCGCTCCGCGAGGTAGCGGGCTCCGGGCCCATCTGCCAGAGCGTGCGGCACGCCACGGACGGGCCGGTGCCCACGGGGCACCGCCTCAGCCCGGGCTACGTCCCCAAGCGCTGGAAGGCGCTGTTCTCCCCCGGTGCGCCCCTTGATGGCCTGCCGTTCGTGCCGCTCGGGCGGATGCGCGCCACGTACGCCACGATGGCCCAGGCTGCGGGGCTCGACTCCACGATCATCAACCGCATCCAGGGGCGCTCCCCCGGCTCCCAGGTCCTGGAGGGGCACTACCTCAACCCGGAGCTAGGCACGCTGGCCCGCGCGCAGGACGCCGTGGCACGCGGCCTTGCTGGGGGATTTGCATCAACTATCTAACCACTACAGACCACTAGCGCGTGTGATTTTATGTGGTACGGTGTGGCGCATGCAACGGACTGGCACGACGTTTGCACAGGTAGATTAAGGTGTATCAGGACCATTCATTGATTTGGGAGCAGAGGGTCGCTGGTTCGAATCCAGTCGCCCCGACCAGATAACCGCAGGTGGGGCGGGGTAAAACCCGCCCCATTGGTTAAAGGTTTTAGGCGCCCGTCAACTAGCGACCACTAAGGGAACCTGAAAGTCTCCGTAGCGTGCATGCCTACAGAACGCAAAGAAGCGCCCCCGCCCCGAAGGGCGAGGGCGCTGCTGGTGATGTCAGACCGATTCGCCGGATGGGCTAACATGGCGCAAATCACGGCCATTCTTGCAGGAATCTGCCGAAAAGCCCTCTGATTGCGCTAGTCCGTGTCGAAGTTCGGGCACGGAACGGCGCTGCCCCAGCCGCCGCAAGCCTGGGCGAACCTGTCCGCCCACGGGTCCGTCCCATCGAATGCGTAGCGAGGCACAACGTGCCCATTGATGGCCTGGCACACCATGTCGAGCGCCTTGGGTTGGTCTGGGTTGGTGAAGTGGTACAGCCTTCCCCCAATCATCCAATACAGGCCGCCTACGCTCTCGTCCTTCGTGGCCTCGCCTGGGTTGATGATCACTCCGAAGTCTGCCATGTCCTCGTCCTCCTCTGTATCGCTGCTGTTACTCGCTGCCGGTGCGGCTGGTGCCGCGCTGCCGGTGATTCCGAATGCATCCAGGTACGCGCCCGCTATCTCGTCCAGGCGCGAGTTGAACGTCTCGACGTCCCCGGCGTCCGTGATGAAGCCGTTCTCGATCAAGCGATAGTTGATGCCCCTGGCTGCGGCGCGGTTGGGGTTAGCCAGGTCGGAGCGCTCCACGATGCTCTGGGAGCGCCCTGGGAAGATGGTGGAGATTGAGTCGGCAAGCGCCCGGTCGTATGCGTCCGGGCCTCCGATTCCGGCCTTGATGATGACGTGTCCGCCACGGGCGTCGGGGCCTGCCGAGTCCATGTGAAGCTCCACGAGCGCGTCCCCGCTCGGGATGGAGAGGCTCCTGATGCCCTTGTCGGCGTACCAGTTCCTGCTCGTGTCGAGGAGCGTCACTGACGGGCCGCCGAGCTCCGCGATTCTCGCACCCAGCGCGCGCACGCGCTCCGCCTCGCTGTAGCCGTTGCCGCACGCGCCGGGGTCACCGGCGCCGTGGCCGCATATCACATAGAGGCGCATGCCTCGCTCCCCTCCGGGCGGTCCCTGCCGCCCTCCTCTTCGATCGTGGTCTGCCGGTGGAGGCACCTTGGGCACGTCCACCACCGTTGGACCAGCCCATCGTGGCTGCGCTCCATGCCCAGCTCCTCGCGCATCGCCGAGCCGCACAGGGCGCAGCGCGGGGCGCTAGTCCGTGCCATCCGCACCGCCGCCCCCGAGCTGGCCCACGCTAGCGCCGCCGCCGACCTCGGGCACGCCCGCGAGCGACGTGAGCACCGAGAGGATGGCCGCGAGGAGCGACGTGGAGCCCACGACGCGCCAGTCGACGCCTCCCATGGTGGTGGTGGCCCCGATGGCGGCGATTGCCGCCTGCGCTGCGGTCTTGACGGCGCGTACCGCCGCCGCCCTCGCCCAGTCCCTGATGGTGTCCTGCATTATTCTTCCTTTCCCTAGTCCGTCCCCGCCGCCGAGCGCGAGTCGCAGCGCTGCTCGATGGCGGCGAGCCTCCTGTCGTGGTCCTCGATGCGCGTCTCGATGCGCGCCAGCTCGCGCGAGTGCTCCGTGAGCTGCCTCGACATCTCGCGCACGGTGTCGCGCGTCTCGCGGCTCATGTCGCTGATGCTGTCGAGCTTGTCGGTCATGACCTGCTGCTCCGCCACGCGCGCAGCGTGACGCTCCTCCTCGGTCGCGCTGTCGCGGCGCATGGTGAGCCCGATGGTCACCACCGCGAGCACGAGCGAACCCAGCGCCACCAGCTGCTCGAATGTCAAAGGCGTCATCTCGCCCCCCCCTACGACGTGAAGGCGTGGAAGGCCACGCCATCGCCGGTCCAGCCCCTGGAGACCAGGGAGCTGTATTCCGACTCGTCGGCGGTGTACAGGTACATCTTGTCGTACGGGTTGTACGCACGGTAGATCGGCTTGAAGTTCGACGCCACGACCTCCACCGGGCCGCTCGACGTGATGCCGACTCTCTTGCCGCCGATGACGTCCGTTTCCGACGCTGGCCCGCTGTAGCCGACAAGCGTGCTGAGGCTCCCCCTGAGCACGGCGTTGGACGCCTCGAGTATGGTCGAGTGCGTCGCCGAGTCGACGAAGAGCTTCAGGACGCCGAGCATCTTGACGACGCCCTTGGCATAGCTCGTCACCGTGCCGGTGACGGTCGGCTCCGAGCCGTCCCACGAGACGGACACCACGTCGAACTCACCGTCGGCGCTGACGAGCGCGCAGACCCCCGCGCCGACCCTGCCGACGAGCACGCCCCCGGAGTACTGGCGCACCATGGTCGATAGGGAGTCCGCAGTGGACTTCGCGGCGTCCGCCGTGGACTGCGCCGCGCTGGCCGCGCTGGCCGCGTCCGTCCCCGCCTTCTTGGCGTCCCTGACGGCCTCCGTGGACGCGAGGTCGGCCGTCTTGGTGTAGCTGCCGAAGAGCGCCGTCACCGAGTCCCTGGTCTGCTTCACGAGCGAGTAGATGCCGCTGGCGGCGCTCTTGCCGTCCGGGTCTGTGTAGGTGCTCTCGCCCTTGACGAGCGACGTGATGGAGGCCGCGAGCTGCTGGAGCTTCGATGTGTGCGTGCCCGTCGTGCTCTCGAGCGTGCCCACGCGGCCCGCGAGCTTCCCTCGCTCGGTCACCTCGGCGGTCACCGCGTCCGACGTGACCTTGAGAGCGGCCTTGGTGGCGTACTCGGCGGCCAGGTGGTCCTGCGTGGCGTACGGCGTGTGGGCGTCCGATACCAGCGTCACCGGCCCGCCGTAGGAGAGCGTGGGGGCGGTGAGGTCGTAGGCGGCGTCGAGCCTGTTCGCCGAGGTGTGGAAGTCCACGATACGCATGCCGGACGGGAGCACGACTTCGGCAGAAATGCGCCGCCATTCGGCGGCGATGCCGTCGAGCGCGACGTTGATGTCGTTGGTGTGGCCCGCCGCGTCCGCGTACTTTACCGACATGTAGGCAGTCCCGGCCTTCGCGGCCTCGCCATGCCATCGCACGGACGCCCCCAGGTGGAGCGTCTGGTTCTCGGCCACGGCGTCCAGCGACAAGGGCCACGTGCCGACGTCGTACCACCCAGAGTCGATTACGACCGACGTCAGCACCCCGTCAGCCAGCGGGCAGTTGCCGTGGTTCGGCGTGACGCCCTCAAGGAGGTTAGCGCTCATGAGAGCAC